GGGCCTTTCACGGCTCTAAGCTGCTCCCTTTTAGGCTAATGAGACCTAACTGGAACACCACTTAGAGAACAAACCCGCTATCTGCCCACAGCAACTCACTATAAACAGCAAGCTACCGAGTTCCAAAGAGCTATGTCCCCGAATACTTCCACCAAGTGCCACAGATTCCTTCTCGGGTCAGCAAGGTCCAAAATGTGATCGTTCCTGAGCACGTATCTGAAATACTTCCGCATGGTGTCATCCATCGTCAGAGATGATTTCATGTGTACTGGACGCCAGACAAGATACTCAGTCGCGATCTCATTCATCCTTGGGTTTTGCCTTGCAACAGAGAGAGCTAGGTAGATAGCGCGCATAACGCTTTCCTCTCTGCTTCTACACCAACGAGAAGGGTAAGCAACTCTTGAAAGAAGGTCTGTTAAGTCGCGTGTCAGCCCCAACGGTGTAAGAAACCTCGTCGAGAGCAAACGCGCTCCAAAATTCTCCGGGAAAACATAGAACCCTGTTTTCGGTGGGCCGTGGATGATAGCGCCTACAAGGAACAAAATGTGTTTCGCATCATCAAGATTGGTTTTCTGAGGTTGGACTATGACAGCGCCATCATCGCCTCCCGCCACCAATCTCTTCGAGCTACACGCACTAAACTCCGTTCGGCGTATCAGATAACAGCTATCGATAAGATTCAGCATGATCCAAACCAGCATGGTGAACATCGAGCCAGAAGGTATGCCAGCCTGCTTACGATAGAGAACGTCCAAAAAGACAAAAGGTGTGTTGATGAAGTACCATTGAACGTAACTCCACAATTTCCTATTGTCCTCCTGTTCATCCAAAGACAACAAATGCCCGTCGTATTTCGTGAAATCGATCATACTCTCAAGAACCTTGAAAGCCGCCCTTATACGCCAAGAAGACTGGTTGGCATCCCCCTTGACGTAATCTCGGACAAAGAGAGCTTCTCCAGGTCGCACAGACGTAATGAAACTACGTGCTTTGGAAAAGCCCCCCTTGCCGATACAGATAGGCAACTGACAAAGATCTTTGTACTTGAAGATCATGGCGTAAAGGTCTGACGCGAACATAGATTCCAGGCATGAAATCACAGCTGGAAAACCCCAAACCCCTCTTGTAGATAACTTGTCAACTGGCGTAGGAACGGCTTTAACAAACGGAATCACAGGAGGGGTCAAGATATCTTCGAATCGGCTAGCGGTGTGCCTTATATGATAAGACAAACGAGCGGCCTCAGCGAGTATCTCATCCCTGATCTCATTCCTCGGTCGAAGATGTGGAAAACCTGAATTACTACCAGAAGCATTCCAATGATGAAGAGGACGAACACGACTTTTTTCCGGTATTCTCAAAAAGAATTCCTTCACATTGTCGACCGCCTTATCAAAATCTTCTTGCTCATAGAGTGTCAGAGAAGACCACTTCAACTTAGGTTTGTTGAAAAGGGATAGGGATTTTGCAACAGCAATCGCACCACCATGGGACCGATGATACTGCTTTACGTGGACATATTCTTCTGGGTAAAGTTCCTCAAGAAAATCAAGAAAACGATAATCAGGAGGTGACTCAGAGTAGATCTGCTTCCAACGAACTTTCGTGGGATAATCGCAAATTCTTTTGATGTTATAACCGCTCTCAACTTCACAAGTAGCATCAGCTGTCATCATGATAAATGGCTGTTAGCCGGTAGAAATCAGAAACAGAAGGCAACTGTGGCTAAATGTGTCG